AAGCTGGTTACCCGGCGTTTTAGGCGACGATGCCACCATGTCAATAATTTTTTGTGAGTAAGCCATATCGTCTCTGTAAAAGGTGGGGGTACTCGCTGCACTGCTACGCTTTACGGTTTACACAGCATCCGCTTTCCCCCCGATTTAATTACTCCTCGTCGTCCCAAGCGGACACGATGTCAGCCAGCTTGCCTTTGGAAGCAGGCACAGCCGTTGGCTTGGCAGTGGCCTTGCGCACCTCGGGCTCAGGAGCAGTGTCCTCCTCTTCCTCGACCACCACAGGGGCTGGCTTGGCCTTTGCAGCCTTTGCAGCCTTTGCAGCCTTTGCAGCAATGGGTTCATAGGCGGCAGCATGTTCCTCATTCACGAGTTGGCCCATCGGCTTTGCGCCCGTCAGTTGCAGCGGAGCCGCAGTCGGTGCGCTAGCACCCAAAGCAACGATGGCCTTCTTGGCATCGTCTGTCTCGGCCTGCGTCTGCACAGTGTCGTACTCGTCATCGGTCAGCCAGCGGGTTGCCGCGAACAGCAGTTTGGGCGCTTCTGAAGTCGTGTCAAACTTCATGCGGGTCACGATCTGCTCAGGGTTAACCGGCGGGTTCTGCGCTGCCAAGTAACGGGCGTAGGCTTGCAGGGCACGCTTGTCACCTTGCTCCTTACCAAAGATCGACGTAGCGGGCAGCGTCAACTGCATCACCGAGCCATCCATGTCGTTAGCCAGCACCACAGCCATACGCTGCAAGTAGCGACAGGCGCGGCTATTGCCTTGACCCGAGCCCGCTTGGTTCTGTGCGCAGGCCATGCAGGTCTCAGCTTGCTTGTTCTTGGACGAAGCATCAGGGGTCTTGCCGTCATTGCTGGTGCAGTCAGGGGCCGACACAGTATCGGCGTTGTACGCTGCGGCGTAGAACTGGCGGCTCACTTCAGGCGCTGCCTTGATGATGACCACATCCAAATGGCGCTCGTCAATGGCGGCAAGTTCTTTGCCGCCGTCGATCAAACGAAACACGCCGCCTTTGATGGAGATGCGCTTGCCTGTGGAGCCGATAGCACCGCCGCCAGTGAGGGCACGGGCAGTGTCAGACATTGCGTTGTTGCGGGCGAAAGCGGGGACTTTCGAGGCGGAAAAAATAGAAACATTACTCATGGTACATACCTCACTTACTTGGTTTAGTTACGCGGATTTCAAAATCCGAAAACGAATTCAGGCCAGGGGGCACTGAACCGGGGTTCTCCTCCAAAAACCTTGCCATATTGGTCTGCGCGATACGCTTCTCCAACAGGTCTACGACATCATGTTCAACAATAAATTTCTTGAACGAGTCCCAGTCTTGTGTGGAGTAGCGCGTCTTGTGGATCATGGCTACAGTTCCGAAGGCAGTCTGCACAGACTTGACGCCAAGCGCCTGCATCTGATCTTTCATAGCGAACTTGAGTTCGTCTTGTTGCGCTTTCAAAGTTTCCAACTTGTTGTCGTACTCCTGAGTTAGCGTGTCAATTTCGGTTTTTATCTTACGATAAATCCGGGCTAGCTTGTCCATAGGGACGGTGATTTCAGTCATTTACTTCTCCTGTTGTTTTGTCTAAGACTTGACAGTCTACACGAATTTTCTGGGCCTGCAACTCCTTTCTTAAGAATTTATTTCACTTTCAAACATACGGGTGAGCAGCGAGTTATCCACAACCTTGGAGGCCAAAGCTGTGAACATCTTCTTCTCCACCGGGCTACCTTCTATGTGGATAACTGTGACCTTATCGGAGTTCTGCCCCTTGCGGTCAGCACGGGCAATGCACTGGATGTACTGCTCCACGCTCATCAAGGGGCCAAAGAACACCACAGTGTCAGCGGCTGTTAGGGTTATCCCGTGGGCCGATGCTTGCGGTTGCAGCACCAAGACCCGTGGGTCTTTCTCGTTTTGAAACCGGCGGATGATGTCAGCGCGTTTGTTGGGCGTGACCCCGCCGTGGATGCACTCCACCGCTACGCCCTTCTTGAGCAGGTGCTGGTGGATGGTGTCGATGCTGGAGCGAAACAACGCAAAGATGATGACCTTCCTATCTGTCTCGTCCAGTATCTCTTCAAGCACCGACAGACGCGGGGCAGCATCGAACTGCACAACGTCTTTGTCATCGGTGTACACCGCACCACACGATATTTGCAACAGCTTGCTGAGGTTGGCAGCGGCGTTGACCGCCGTGATCGTCTCCCCTGCGGCAATGGCGGTCATGCGCTCTTTGAGCAAGTTGTAGTACTTGGCTTGCTGCGAGGTCAGGGGTACTAGGCGGGTGGTGGTCAGCACATCAGGCAAGTCCAAGCACTGTGCTTTGGTGAACCGGATGGCTGGCTGGAGCGCAACGTGTACGGTGTCAGCGGCGTTGGGCTTAGCGGCCCACTTGAACATGGTCACTTTGTTCATCACCATGTCGCGCCATGCAGTGTAAAACTTAGGCACGTTGTTGGGGTTGACCAGCTTAGCCAGCCCGTACGCATCCGCTGGGGACTGTGAGGCCGGTGTGCCCGTCATCATCCACAAGTAGGTGTCCGGGGTCAGGACGGCGGCCAGCGCCTTCCAGCGCCGCGTGGTCTGCGTCTTGTATGCGTTGGCCTCATCCACAATCACCAAGTCAAAGCGCCCGTCCTTGCGCACCTCGTCAGCGATCAGGTTCAGCCCATCGTAGTTGGTGATGACAAACTCATAGTTCTGCTGCACCATCTCGATACGGCGGCTAGACTGCGCATGGTGCGCTACAACGGCAGATCGGTGGATGATGCTGTTGCTCAAGTCTCCCAGCCAAGCTGACTGCATGATCGACAGGGGGCACAGGATAAGTACGCGGCGTACCTTGCCGATACCCATCAGGTAGTCCGCAGCCCACAGCGCCGATAGTGTCTTGCCCGTACCCGGCTCAGAGAACACGAAGGCTTTGCGGTTTAGCGTCAGGAACTCAGAGGTGACCCGCTGGTGATCCATTGGCTTGTATCGTCCGGGCCAACCATAGCGCCTGACGATTGGTGAGGGCGCATCCTTCACACCCAAGTTGCGTAGTACCTTGACCTCCTCCAGCCCCCAGTACACCAACACCTCGTACGTGCCGTTGCTTTCGCTAACGACTTTGTGCTTGGGGATGATGGCGTATTTGTCTGGGTTTCGTGTCTTTAGGAGTATTGCTTTGTCTTCAACGATTTGCATTTGCTTCTCATGTAGTTATTTGTTGTCGCCTTGGTTGGCACTCTTACTTCGTAGTCTCAGGTTGCCCGGTGTTGACTTACCACCCTTGCGCAGGGGCTTGATGTGGTCAATGTCTTTGCCAGCGCGGTCAACGCCTTTGGCATCGTATGCACGCCGCGCTCGTTGTCGTTCATGCTGGTCAGAATCAGGGCCGGACTTGCCGGTCTTGATGTCTTGCTTGTATTCTTTTTTGTAGTCACGTTTTGTTGCCATGATGTTTCCTTCTTAAAGTTTATTGCGTTTGACTGTATCTTGCAATAAGTCAACAACGCGCCGTGGTTGATTTGGCGTGTTTCTTATTCTCATGACATCGTGTGCCAAGCGCAGCATCATAATAGTCGCGCATTCGGGGTGCATCCAAACTGTAACGTAGCTTTCCAAAAGTTTTTCTTGCATCATTTGCCCGTGACCCGAGTGTTCAATGGCGTAATGCTGTTCGTCAATATCTTTGTAGCAAATATGGCATTTGCAGGGATACATCGTAAAGTCGTTGGGACTATGTAAAGACATATTCAATCCTTTTAGTGCTTGGGGTGATGTACACAAGTGGTGGCCGGACACCACGGACATAACGGCGAAGGCTTGGCGTTCCACACGCCTGTCTCATGGGCTTGCTCGATGCGCGCAGCACGCTCACGATAGTCCCACCAGTGCGACTCGGCTTGGTCAAAAGTCATGCTGTGTTTGGTCATGCTGCCTTTGACGATAAACAACAGCGCTGAGTTGACCTTGCGGATATGCGGATAGTGTGCGAACACCATGATCGACATGAGTTTTAGTTGGTCGCGGTCAGGGTATCTATCCGAGCCCGTCTTCCAATCCACAACCCATGCGGTCATGTTGTCATCGTCAATGATAAGTAAGTCCGCAATGCCGCGTACCCACACATCTTTTGCTTTCCAATCGCAGGGTTTGAGTTCCTTGGTCAGCGCCATCTGCTGCTCCGCTAGCTTGCGTCCGGGCTTTTTGAGTAACTCATCGACCACGGGAACAAACTGCGCATAGGCATCAGGCACGGGCGTGTTGTCGCGGATGTATAGCTCAATGGCTTCGTGGACTTGGTTGCCGTACCTTGTGGCCTCAGTCTCAGTGAACGGGTAGTTCTTTAAGACCTTGATCTCTTGATACCGCTTGGGACATCCCTCGTAATCCTTCAGAGCACTATGACTCCACGACACTACTTTCATTTAGAACCTCGCTGTGTCAATTGCATGGGAAAGCCGGGATGCAAACCCACGTACAAACGCTTCGTCACGGTTCAGGTTGTCCCTGCCCATGTCGTGCAAGATGGCATGAATAGTCTCGTGCCAAAACGAATCGCGGATGTCAGCGCCTGCAATCCTACGTCCGGGGGAATGATGCGTTGCAATCTGTATGTTGCGGTTCTGGTAGTTGACCCGGCCCATACAGTTCTTGTCGATCAAAGCCTCGACCACCTCTACCGAGTACATCCGCTTGCCCACACGCATACGCCGTGGGATTGGGGTTCTTTCTTTTGCTGTCATTGCGTTGTTTCTCCTTTGTATATTTTTGACTCCCAGCGAGTCACCACCATGCCATGCACTGTTGGGCTGTTAGCGCGCACCCATCCGTGCGGTACAACAATGCCTTCTTTTTGCGCAATGCGGGGCACTGCACCCCACGCACGTCTGTCCGGCGGTTCAGGCAAATTTGGAAATGCTTGCCGCACTTGTTCTGTTGTAAACCATCGGTTGATGGTTGCGTACGATCTGAAGGCCTCAATAGCTGTTGAGACCCAACTATCTCCTGCGTGCATAGCTGCATCGTTTGCTCTTGCATGGCCTATTGCTAAGCCTGCATGTGTGTTTAATTCTGTCATTTGTTTCTCCTATCCTTTTGCTAGTCCATATCTACGGTGCGCACCACCGTCAGCGCTTAACGGAATCCCCGGCATATACCGTGGCTCCATAGTCATTTGCGCCAAGACCCAAGTCTTAGCGTTTTCAACTTCGGTATCGGGCACAACGGCAATAAGCTCGTCATGCACTGTACCTTTGATGGGATAGCTTTTTGCTACGCGGAGCATCCCATCGGTCATCACAATCCGTGCAGTTGCCTGCACTACGTTGTTCGTTATTTTACCAGCATACAGCTTGGTGGCATCCTGCCCGTACACCCACTGGTTTCTGCCCTTATCGTCTTTGACTTGGCGCAGGTCAGGGTACAGGAGCTTCATGCCGTTGGGCAACTCGATCTCGCCCTTCCTGAACACAATGCATTTATACCTGAACTCCCGCCCCTGCGCAAGTGCCGAGTCAATCAGGCCGCTGCACATGTCCCAAAAGGATACCACGGGGTGCGCCGTGCTGCGATAGATGTCGATGATCTTCTTGGCAGCAACGCAGTGGATAAGTAGTTCTTTGGTTGTGCAGGTGTGGGGAATCTCTGCCATCTTCTTGAGGTTGTCCTCCCAGTCCACAAACTTCTGCACGTACACCGAATCCACCCCCAGCTTGCGGGCAAAGTCCTTGTTGTAGCGCACGGGCGGTGCGCCAAGGAACCCTGTCAGAAGCTGCTGCGCAAACGATGCCCAGCCTAGCCCATACCCCGCACCCAGCAACGCGCTCTTGGCGCTCTGACGCAAGTCGGGGTGGCTCTCCTTGTCCATGCCGGGGATGTTAAACATCTGCGCTCCAAAGGCAGCATACGGGTCAGCGCCTGATCTAAAGATGTCCAGCATCTCTTCGTAGTCTGAGTACCACGCCAGCACACGCGGCTCGATCTGCGACAAGTCACCCACTACCAACTGATACCCCTTGGGGGCCATGATGGCATTGCGCAGGAACGACTTGCGCTTTAGGTTCTGCATGTTGATGGCGCTGCCCTTGCTGGCTGTCCAGCGCCCCGATAGAGCGCCGTAGTACGACAGGGGTACAGGTAGTGGGCCGCGTTGGGAAATCTCCAAGAATCGCTGCGCCCGTGTGCGCTCGGTGGTGGACTTGACCTTGAGCCTAGCCTCGCACAGTGAGGCCACATCCTCGTTGTCCCCGTTGAGCATGGCTTGGAACATCGCATCCGTCTTGGCGAAGGCAAAGTTGACACCCTTGGGGTGAGGGGTTTTTGCCGTGGGCTTTTTCTTCTTGGTCGGCGGCTCCACATTGAGGGTGCGCAGCAGCTCAGCAAATTGCCCGTTGCTTGCAAGCGCAGCGTCAGTCACACCCAGCCTTGTCAGTAGCTCTTCGCGCTTTTCTTTCTCCTCCTCCAACGCATTGACCAGCATGAGTTGGTCAAGCTGCAACACCGGCTCGGTGTACATTTTGAGCGTCATGTCGATGAGGCGTAGTTCCGAAGTAGGGTATCCAACAACGAGACGCTTGAATATTTCTTCACACAGGTGTACGTCATGGGCGCAATAACTAGCAAGTTCACTCTCCCCGGCGGGGGTAAGCTCCAATAATCCATCAGTGGAGTGAAC